ATGTATTAAAACTTCATCTGTAGAGTTATCACCTCTGTCTTGTGGTGCAGAGAAATCTGTATCTTGGTATCTTATTTGTCTATCTTCTAAATAATATTCTGAATCTCCAGTAGGTAAATTATAAACAGTATCAGCATCATAGCCCATTTCGATTAACTCTGTTCTAGTTAAACTAACTCTATGACAAACAAAGTTTGCTGTATCTATTGACTTAGCTCTACGTTCAATTAAAAATTCTTCAGGTGGTATTGGATCAATTTTAACTTGTCCATACATCTGAGTTTTATGAATAACAACATCGTGAAATTTTACTTTGTCTAAAACTTTACCATTGTTATCTTTAAATTCTTCTTCGTATTCTTTATGTTCAGTTTCTTTAACTTCAGGATCTGCAATAAGCAGATTGTATTCATCGTCTGTAAGTTTTTTATATTCTTCTCTAGTAGTCTTTTCAGAATCATCCCAATATACTTTTAGGATTCCATTCTTTTGTACTAAAGCATCTTTGAATGCTGTATAAATAGCAGAAAAACCTCTGTTCTCTTTATAGAAAACATGGTTAATATAATCACTAGCTTGTTTAGCTACTTTCTCATCTTCAGGCCCAGCAGGTTCACAATGAAAAATATTGTCTCCAGCTGTAAAGATTTTCATTAAAGAAGGCATTAAAGATTCAACTGTATCAGATACATCTGTACTGACTACTTGTGATCTTCCTTCTTGTTCATTACCGAATGGTTTACCTAGATAGTATTCTAAAGACTTACGTCTACGACTTACTATTTCACCACCAATATAACCTGATGATGCTCTAAGTTCTCTATTCAATACTGCTATAATTTCATTTTCTGTCATACTATATATTTATAATCCACATTAATGGGTCTTTTCCAATCTGATGTATCTATTGGATCGTGTACACATCCATATCTAAATGCATCAGCTGCGTGAGAACACCAATCGTGTAAAGGTTTATTTTTAAATACTTGGTTCTTCTCATCCCATTGTTTTCGATATTGACGCAAAGCATCTAAACCTAATTTACATCTCTCTCTGTCAAACCAACAATGTGGTAAAGCATTTCTAACAGATTCTATACCATGATCAACCTCTAATTTAGGAGCAACTTCAAAGTCTATTCCTAAATCATTAGCGACTTCTAATCTAGATTTACCAGTTCCTAGTTCTCTAGCTTGTATATCGTGAGGTGCTATATGTCTTTCATATGCATAGTTTTTATTATCTAAAATATCTGCATAATGAGCTAAAGACTCACCTGAGTTTTCATAGTAATCTATGACGTGTATTTCTTCACCAACTCTTTGTACAAACCAAATAGCTGTCGAATCCCCAATCCCTAAATCCCACCATGTCTCAACACCTGCGTGTTCTTCGACAGGAATACTCCCAATTCTTTTATCGTTATCAGCTTTGGTTATAAGTTTTCCATAATAACTACCACTAACAGCAGCTGTGAAAGAACATTCAAACTCTTGGTTATATTGTTCTTCAGTCATTATAGACTGTGCATCTTGTAATTCTTCTGTAGGCACTACGCCTGTTTCAGATGCTCTGTACATTTTTGCAAACCAGTCTTTATGTCCTCGTTGTGCAAAATCATAAACTTCCCAAAATTGGTTATGACCCATAGGAGTTCCTATGAACATTACCCATCCTAAAGTATCAGCGACTGCTGGACGTATAATCTCAGTCCAGGTTCTTGGTGCCATGATAGCAAACTCATCCATCACAACTCCATGAAACCCCATACCTCGAAGGGAGTCAGGATGATCAGCTCCAAATATTTGAAGCGTAGATCCGTTAAATAATTCTATTTTTAATTCTGTTTCGTTTTTAGTACCACCTAAATACATTAGTGGCTTAGTATAAATCTTTAAATATTCCCATGCTATAGATTTACCTTGTCGGTAAGTAGGTGCTATGAATGCACACTTACGCATAGGCTTAGCAACAGCTGTTTTAATTAATTGATTGATAGATAAAACAGATTTACCAAAACGTCTATGGCATACAAGTACATTAAATCTTTTTAAATTGTTATGTACTTCTCTTTGTAATGGTCGAGGTGTGTAAGGTATTATTATAGACTTACTGCTCGTCTCCCCATTTGATGTTAATTTTGATTGGCCCATCTGATGATAATTTATTTACTTGTGTTGCTAATTTAGGATGCACATATGGTGCTGCCTTTTCAGCTGCCATCATTTTTCTCTCAGGACTAGACATAGGATTGTTAAGAATAGCTAAAAGATAATCAAGAGGACTATGGTTATATTTCATACCTAGCTCCTCAAGCATTTTCCATCTTTTTTTCTTAGTAGATCCTTTTGGTCTACCTGCTCCTTCTCTTTTCCCACCTCTCATCATAAATAAAAACTTCTTCTGTTAGCCTGTGCTATCATTTGGTTTTTTAAATCTCTATTTCGTTCACCAAATTTAGGTGCTTTTGCTTTTCTTCTTGAGGAAGCACCTGCTACATATGCTCCAATACCTAGAGCTGCACCAATTCCAGTAAATTTAATACCTTTTTTTACTACGCTTCTTGCTCTAGATAGCATAGCTTTAGGTTTTGAATATTTAACAAGTGCT